GCCTTGTGAGGAAGCTTTCTTGCTTTCCAGTCAGCAACCTCAATTCAATGTCTACTCCCAAAGTTGGCAAACTAGTAATAAAGGTACCTCTATCTGTTTCAGTAGCACCATAATTTGATGCGTCTTCTCCAGTGACAATCTCGCGGTCGCTTAAATCAAACGTAAATTTATTAGAAGTCACGCAGCCAGGACATGTAACTTGGGTTGTGTAATCCTCGCCATAGCCGCTGATTCGGGCAGCGATAAGAATTGCGTTCTTGTCTCCCACGAGTAAATCATTGACGTTTATATCTTTATCTTTTATTATACTTTGAAGAAATCTATCGATAGCGACACCTTTCTTTAATAGTGCTCGCGAGGACAAGATATCTTCCTCTTTGGCGGTCATGTGTTTTATTTCAACACAATCTTGATTATGAAGGGGGTGACCTTCTGCGTAATATCTACCCTTGGACGGCAAATCCACAAACTCTGAAGGAGTTTCAAAAATCAATGGTCCGTCGGAACCAAAGCCGGGAGTAGCGACGGGGTCGCTGTTTTTTGCGCCTTGGTCTTTGCCTAGGCGCGATTTATTTCTACTCAATTAACACCTCTCTATCAGTTATATGATAAATTATTTAGTACCTGGCTTGAAGAAAGCATTTCCATCGGCTGAATTGCCTGCAGGAGTCGTTGCGCCGGTCTTTGACTTATTAGCGGTTTCTAGAACAGCCCAGTCGTAGCGGAGTTTTAACGTCACTTCGGTTAATCCGTCTTCTTCGTAGCTCAGATCGCCGTAAGTAACCTCAGTAAGGAAAGCATTCCACAATGTCCACTTCTCCAGCATGCCGCCAGTTGAATCAATCTGCTTAATACTAACGCCACTAAGGGCTTTGACAGCAGCTTGCTTTGACATTGTAGTAACGTCATCCACGTTTTTAGGAGGGGAGTATCCCGATGCGGTAAGGATCGCGGCGGTATTTGCTGCTGCGTCCGGACTGACAGGGTCTACTAGAGTTACAGTGACCTCTGACCATGTAGTTCTCCCTGGGTAGTGGAACTTATGATTCAAAAAAGTATGCGAAGCTTCCTCAATTGTGATTGAAGGCTTTGTTACCGCCTTTGCGTACCAGGTTGCACCATTCTCCATGCCACCGATAGTAACCATGAATCTAAATGCTCTTTTTGGATCTTTATTTTGTGCGTCTGTCCAGAATGCCATTGTATGAAATACTCCTTTTTATTCTCTATATTCTAAATAGTCTTAAAGCCGGTTTTAGTCATCAAAAGATGCGCCTGAGCGAGTAATCACAAAATCAACTGCGATAAACTCTATAGATCTTGCTGGCTTCAAGAAGATCTTAGCGTACATAATGTTCTGATCTACAAGATCAGGAGTAGTGGTTGTTTCATCCAGAACCACTCTAAATTCTGTGAGCCCCAATCGAGATTGGATGCTGGCGAGGAATGGGTTGACTCTATTTAAAAAGCGATCCCAAGTTACGCTAACGTTCTGATCAAAGAGCAACGTTGAAGAGATTCTGGAAACCTGCTTCTTAATGTAAATCATTAGGCGGCGGACGTTTATTCGGTCCAAAGCAGAACGTTCGACTTGCATTGTTTTTTGCCCGAATACGACGATACCTTCTGATGGGAATGACGCGATAGGGTTAACACTTGCTTCATATAAAGAGTCTCGCTCCTTAGATGTCAGCTTATATGTCACTCCCGTGACAGGTAAACCTGCAGAGCCTTCTGTCAACCCACCTCGGTTAAACCCGGCGGGAGCGAACCAAACTTCTGATTTCGCTTCTGAGTTTGCCATAACGCCTAGGGCGATTACAGAGGGCGGTACCCAGAGTGGGCGCGCAGAATTTGAATCGCGAATCTGTACCCACGGATAGTAAGTGCAAGCATACGAAGAATTAATCTGGCGTGATGTAAGCGTTGTAATAGCGGCTGCTGGTGTACTCACCCTTTCTTTGAATGACTGTGTGTTTTCTGTGAATGGAGTGTATACATCGGCAAGGTCAATGACAGCCAGAGAATCAGCGCGGTCCTCGCAGACATTCATTATCTGCTGCGTCAAACTAGAATTAGTCAAACCTGGCATCGTCAAGAGGTTATACTCGACAACTTCCGGGTCAGCGACAGAATCTAGTGCCTGCTTTACAGTGTTGTATGCATAATTAGTGAATTCATTCTCTGTTGATAGAATTGCACTATTACGGAAAGGTTCGATTTCTGTAATATTCAATCCATCGAAGCCGCCATAAAGAGGGGCGGTAAAGTTATTATAACCTGCGTCCAGAATAGAGGTGTAGTCGCCGCGAGCAGTGGCAGATTTGCCATTAGCGCGGGCATTAAGTTGATAATATGCTGTAGCTGTTGGAGTTGCCGAGCTACTGATTACGACATCATCCAAAGAGAATATCCAGGTTGGAAACAGGGTGCTCGTCAAACCCGACGGAAAGCGAGTGAGAAAATCACCCCAGCCGCGATCTGCTTTGACAGACCCATTGGTATTTATGAGAGTGGCTGCCTGGGCTCCAAAGTGAGCGTCCGTTGGATTGGATATCCCGCCTGCCGAAGCAGAGGTTCGTAGCGTGACTTGGGGCCATCTGACTGTCATGGAGTGCCCGGTGAATCCTCCAGCATTGTACATAGAGACCGTTGCTGCCTCGACTTTCGATTCTGCTGCAAGTGATCCCGTTACAACAATTGAGTTGTAACCTGGAACACCTGGTGATGGGAGCAAGGAGCCAGAAGTCAATGTAGTCCATACAGGTATTTCTGGTCCCCCTACGCCGAAAGGCAGTAGGATCGGATCTGCAGTACCCGCAGCGATGTCGTCTTTTACTTCCACTCGAATATAATTTGATTTGTTATCATATTCTCCATATTCTCTTAATCTACTCTGGTCTTGATCAAACTCGACATATTTATCGCCGATTTTTGAGCCAATGTAGTTCTCACTAGCCGGATTTAGACTTAGGTTTGTGAATTTCTCGATATATCTGATTACGTTGTCAGAGTCTTGTGCATTTCTCACTACTAAATCAAAGGAGCCATATGAGTCTGATAGACTAGTCGAAGCTTTTACATTTTGAATTGAGATCTTTAAATTCTTTTGTATATTCTCACCAGCGTCGCGAGCAACAACCCTGAAGAGTTGTCTTTGGTAATATGGTGAGTAAGATCCGGTGGTGTTGGTTACGTCTTGGGCAATAAACCAGCCAGTGGATGCATTTGCATAGCTATTTCTCATATCTGACCTAGAGACTGTGCCGCCGCCGTTACCCAAAGCAATGATCATTGCATCCGGATTTTGCCAGCCTTTGGTGTCTATATGATCTTCGAAAGACTCGCCGAGCCAATAAAGGTTCTCGCCCTGGATAAGATCGGCAGAGTTAACCACAGAGGAATTAACAAGTTGGGGATTTGTGTTAAACACGTTTCTAATATATTTCGCTGAATCTCTGTTCAGATTGAAAGAAGTCTTGTGTTTGACGTTGCCTAGTGGGTCATGGATGATCGCTGTGTACTCTGCCGTGGTCGCTGTACCTGCGTTCTTAAAGAGGGCATAAGATCCCGTCTGTTTTGTAGCTCCGGATGGACCAGCGAATGTTCCACTGAGGGAGATACTTCCCTGGTTCATATACCAGACAGCAGCAATGCTCGCATCTAGGTTTGATGCAGGGTTAGATCCACTCTCAATTAAAACCAAGGCATAAGCGCCGCCGTCTTTTCCGGAAATATTTCCAAGGTTAGCCCAACCTGCAGCACCTTTGTCTGTAGGGGTGGAACCACCAAGATAATTCGGGTTCTCACTTCCGAGGAGTCTAACCATAGTCACTGGTCCGACGCCAGCTTTTAAGTATGCCTGTGCTGCGTATGCTGCATAGGTTGGTCCCTGTTTGTTCCCGTCCCTCCAGACGTCGCCACCTGCATTACCCGCAATCGGATTGCCAAACGTCTCCACAAACTCCGAAAAAGATTGGACGGTGACTGGTCTCATAGCTGGACCGAACTCGGTTCGACCCAAAATACACGGACCTAATTCGGTCGCGTTGGCTGGTAATTGTGAATTATCAACTTCGCTAAGGAATACTCCTGGCGATACAAATTTGAACTTTTTAACTGACATCTAAAAATTCTCCTCAAGGATTAGATTTCTTTTATATACTCATAAATAGTTATTTAAAATTCCAAACCACTATATTTATTTTAGACTATTTCTTCTTTCTCGATAACTTGCCTGGCTTTCCATTGCTTTCTTCCGGGAGTATTATTTCATAGTCATCAAATTGGTCCTCTGGGACGTGGAAAAGTCTCTTGATTTTTTTATGCTGAGACATCAAAGAGTTCTCTACAGTATCTAGTTGTCGTATCAATAATATCTCTCTAGCCTTTTGAGCGAAAAGGTTGTCTCTTATTTGGTTTAATATTTTAGCTCTTAAAGTCACTGCTTCTATGCATGGTGATATCAACTGATAGTGTATTTCGGCTTCTTCTGGAGGTGCAGGTGGTGGTGGTGGCTCCTCTGGTTTCTTTATCTCCTCTGGTTCCGGTGGTGGAGGCTTCTTAGCGAAGCCAGAAAATAGATCTTTCCACGACATACTTGATCTCCTCTT